ATATTTTTTCCAAATTTATCTTTCCATGGAAAATTTATTTGTTTATATGTTTTTAATGTGTCGGCATTTTTAAAATTCTTAGTCTTAATGTGATTCACTCTGCGATGAATTTCAAATGAGCCTTTTCTATAGTCATTTTTTGGAAAAATATTTCCCGGTATTGGCCTCTTGCCAACATCTGTTTTTGCCACCTTGGTCCTTTCTACTGAAATCATTGGAAAAATAAGAGCTTCTGAAAACGCTTCTCTTCTAACTTCTCTTTGTGCTGCTCTTTCCGCCGTCAACCAAAAAACAGGCACCTTCTTCCACCCTTCATTTGTAGTTGCATGTATATTCATAATATCGTCGAGCCATGAAAGTACAGCAGCATCAATTGTTTCAAAAGTAGATGGTTTTAAATTTTTTATTTTAGCTGCCATTAAACTTACCCTTTCTGGCTCTCACACACTTGGCTACAATTTCATATTTCGTATCGGTTTGGCCATAAAGCTGATGGGGCTGATCTAGTTTAACAATTTCATAAAAAATATTACCATATAAAACAAAATCACCTTCTCTCACAAAAAGATCCTGATCTTCTGTTAATCTTCTTTTGTGAAAATGAACAGTCAAAGAAGACTTTTTATCTACGCCAAATTTACCAGTTTCAGTTGTCAAGCCTTCCCAGGCAATAAGAGCATAAACTCTAATAGGCGGCAAAAATGTTTTTTCAATTGCTTCGCCATAAGTTTCATGAAAATTTGTATGTGTAACGCTTATAGGATAATAAAGGATTGTTTGTCCAACAACACGCTCGATAATTTCATCACTAACCTGCTTAATAAAATCTTTTTCTTTTTTGCCTACAAATAAAGGCGGCGGCGGATTAGCTGGTTGTGTCCATTCGTTTTTTTTACCTTTATCTGCCATTACTTACTTATCCCATAAAAATAGGCAAAGGCACAAATGTTTGTGTTTTTGCAGTTGTTTCTGCAATTGCCGCATCTCTTTCAGCTAATTTAGCATATGTCAACTCATCAAGAACTGTTTTTAATTCTTCTCTAAGTTTATCTTGCTCCTCCTTTGCTTGACCCAACAAATCTGAAGCGTTTAACGTTAAAGCTTCCCCGGGAATTGGTATTGAGCCCCCAAACTTACCACGTATGTGTCCCAGCATCTCTTTACATAGAGCTAAAGAAAATCTTCTAATCCACTGTTTGCCAATGCTGTTAATATTTTCATATGGAACATTTACAAACGGCAAAGTGTTCATGTTGTTAATACCTTCGGCGCCTGTTCTTCGATCTGCATATTCTTCCCACGGGTCTTTAGATATTGTAAAGTGGACCCAAAATTTTTCATCCTGTAGAGCGGAAGGCATTGGATATAATCGTATTTTATTATTATGAATTTCATACGAATAATTAGAAATTCTCGTTCTAATGCTATCTTCATATTGAATAGCTTGCAATTTATTTTGCCAAGTCGGAACAACTTCAAAAGTTGAGTCATCTGCATATTGGCCATATGTGGTAGCATTGCCAATTACATTTATGCCACCATAAAATGCATAAAATCTCCATTGCGCACGGGGAGTAACATAATAAACTCTTCTAATTGTTATTTTCTTATTACCAATTGAATCTCCGGAGTCCATATTAATGTCTCCGGCCGCGGCACTGCTTGAAATAATACTTTGCAAATCATAGTCCTGTTGACTAGACGATGTTGCAAATGAAGCTGAATAGAGTGTTTGATCGCCGCCGGCGTTTGCCTCGATGGCCATTCCGCTGTTGGCGCGCTGTGAATATTCAAAAGTAAATCTGGGAAATTTAAGTTCCACATTTTCATTTTCTAAGCTGTCGCCTGATTTTATTTCGCCGTCGCTGTCAAAAGATGCGGTTGTATGGCCCAACAAATCTCCCAATGAATTTTTAGCTTGATGAATATTGATTAAATACGAATATTCTAAAACCGCTTCCTCATAAGCAGCAAAAACATTTTCTTTGGTTAATTCAACATCTAATACATCGCCGCCAAGTTTTTTATATGTATAGGCAACCTGATCCGCGGCGCCTTGATAAAACGTTATTACGTTGTATACTCCAAATGGATATACAGCAGCTTCAGCGGCTTCAGCCGTTGTTATAGACGGCAATGCAATTTTGCTTGTTGTGCTAATAGGTGTTAAAGCTGGTATTGGCATATGTTGTGTGTCCCCCTTATTTAAATAGTTTGAAGCACAAAGAAAAGCCCCGCTTTAACCGAAGCTAAAGCGGGGCCTAACTTTTATTGACTACAAATTAGCCAAGAAGGTCTTTGACATATACGACACCGTACATATCAGAACGAACCATCTTCTTCGCATAGCGAGTCATGACACCCTTACGGGGCACGAAATCTTCTGGTCCAAAGATAGTCGGCGTGACCTGCAATGGCACATATGGTGCATATACATAGCCACTCTCAAGGAAGCTGCCTCCCTTGCGACCAACCAAGATAACATTTCTCAGGAAATAAGGATCGACATAAACGTCCCACTTCTTCGAAACACTACCAACCTTAACAGCGCCAGCAGTACCTGTATCGCCATCAACAACAACCGAAGCACGGAAGCCAGCGGTCATTTCCAGAACACTGGCAATTTCGGGCCCGCAAACCATGAAGTTTGCGCCGCCACGAATGGTCTTACGATGGATACGAGCCGAAACATCATTGATAGTTTCAAGCAAAGTCTCGTACCACTCGCTAACCGTACCCGTGAAGTCAGCACCGAGCAACGACTCATTTGAGTAGCTGCTAATATCGGCACCAGTCTCACGATTCAGGAATCGCCCTGGTCGACGTGACCAGTAAAGCTTGCCGCCCGTAGCACCCTGAACAAGGTCGTTAAGAACCTCACGATCAATCTCTAAAGCAATTTGCTCAGAAAGAATTGAAGTAAGCTCAACCTCGGCATCCAAGTTATGGTATGCGTTGAGGTCTTGACCTAATTCTGGCGACCACTTAGCCTTGAGCTTCTTGGTCATCGCAGTAACGCTAATTGAGTCGACCTTGATGTCGATCTCGGGGATAGCGGTTTGATTCTCAAGATCCCACAAAGCAGTACCAGCAACAGCACCAAGTGCATTGCCACCATCGGAGTCTTGAGCAGTCGGCGTGCCGCGGAAGTTATCCTCGGCCGGAATGAACGCCAACGAAATGGCGGGACTTCCCTCGGCTGCTTCGCCACCATTGGCGATACTGTGCGAAACGCCAGCAGGCGTTGCCGTACCGGAAGCGGCAAAGACAACCATGATCTTTGACGAACCAGAAACAGGATCCTCACGAGTCAAACGACGAACTTGAGTCTCAACCTTCGCTCGCTTCGTAGTACGAAGATCGATTGCCACGTAGTTTCTCTTATTCAAGTACGCGCCAGCAGAACCAGAGTCGGCTGATATGCCATACAGCGCAGAACCAGTGCTGCCCAAGTCGGCTACATCAATGGTTGCAATTGCGACGTTCTTGCCTTCAAGATCCGGATCAAAAAGAACCAGTTGCTCTAGACTGTACGAACCACTGTAAGTTACCTGACCGCCGCCATCCCAGTTATTACCGACGATGCCTTCACCAATAACAATTAGTGAATTTCTTACGCCATCAACTGTACCTGTTGGCGAAGAATACCCTTGGTTAAGGCTGTAGAAGCTTTCTTCCGCACCTTCGCCAGTAAGATCAACACCACCAGTGATTTGCTGGCCAACCACGTTGCCGCCATATAGCGAATCATTCTCTTCAAAACCGCCACGTTGACCAGTTGTGGTCTGGAAGTCGAGGAAGAAAATGAGACCGCTTGGCAGACTCATTGGCTGAACGCTAACGAGTTCGTTGGAAATAAGACCTCCGAACACGCGACGAACGATTGGAAATGCGACGGCCGCAAAGCCCTCAACATCACCAGCCGACATAGTTGAAGCTTCACGAAGAAGCTCCTTTGCTTGGTTTTCAAGAAGCGCCGCCATCGTACTACGACCATAATCGCTCTCAATCCCCTCTAAAAGACCAGTCTTTTCCCATTTACTGAGAAGAGCTTGGCCCTCTTTTTGGACATTACGACTCATAATGCCC